AAATACCACGCTGTTTATCCTCGCTCAGTGTGTCAAACCATTCTGGACCACTGGGAAATGACGGCGTTGTGCCAAAACGTAATTTAGGAGCCAGAAAACACTGGCAGTTCGGGTGAGATTCCACATCCACTTCGGTGTCATATTCCTGACCATCTAGAGCCAGGCAGGCCGGGCAAACTGTCCCATTCCGCTGGGCACGCCGGATATAACCACTCACCACATTTGACTGCCGCATCTGGTCAAGGTTCCCCGCACGCAACGCTCGCAAAGTTTCCGTCCTGGCAATCAGCAGCGCCCGGTCAAGGTTGCCCGCCATGTTCTCGCTCATTGCCGCCGCCGTCGCACGCGGGCCAATGCCTTTAGCCAATCCAGTGACAAGCGAATCCGTCAACTTCAGCACGCTTTCCGGGTAGGAAGCTTTCAGTAGCTCATACAGTGGAGATCCATCTGCGGCGAAGCCAATCATGAAATCCACGGCTGAAACATTGATCCTATCAAATACCAGGTGCGCAATACGGGCATCCACTCCAGCCATGCTGATGAGCTGCTGCGCGTCGGTGATCCCTTGTGCGATCAACGATCGCTGGTCGCTGGCCAGGGAGTCAGCTAACCACGCCGAATACTGGTCATGTTGTCTCTGTGCATCCGCAATCAACACCTTAAAGCGATCCATCTGCATAAGGCGGGCACTCGTGATCGTCTCACCCTTCTTGCGGAGCTCATCCAGGTACAGCGACAAATCGAGCATATCGCCTTTGAGCGCGTTCTCAACACTCGCCCAACGCTGCGCCATGTTGCGCATGGTATCGGCTTCGTGTGCCAGGAGCTGCCCTCGCTGGACGTTTATTGCCTGGATAACTTTAGGCACTGGTGGCATTAGAGTGTTTCGAGGATGAGGGTAAACGTGCGCGCTGCTGTTGCCTGAGACACCGCCACACCTGCGCCGGTCTCCAGCTGCAACTTGACCCAGCGCACGCCAAACATTTGCATGCTGGTTGTGGCTGAAAAGGTAACGTAATCGTTGACGGCGAAGGGCAAAGTCAACTTAACACCGTCCGGCTTTACGATGTTATACGTCCCTGCCAGGGAAGGCGCGGCAGTGAAGGACACATTCGTGGTGGTTGCCTCGATCGCTGCCGGCGCAATGAAGCCAACCAGCCGATAACCGGCAAGATCCACGGCAGCACTTAGGCTGGTGTTGATCGCCACGACAACATCGACATACTTGATGGTTACTGGAAAGCTCATTTGATAACTCCTTGGGGTTGTTTCCCGTTCATGGGTTGGGGCATTGGCTGAGTATTATTGCTGGGCGGCATTTCCTGGGTCTTCATGTCCTGATTAGCCTTCAACAAGGCGGCTGCAAGGCTGGTTTTAGCCTTGGCATCCGCAGCATCTTTAACTTTGTTCATCTCCGCAACTTCAGCCTGCGACCAACCCGCATTGAGCAGCGCCGTGTCCAGCGGTACACCGGCGTCCACCATGGTCTTGGTTATGTCTGCGCTGGTTTTAGGCTGGATGGTCTCGGGCTCATCAAACTCAGGAGTGATATCGGCAGGCTTGACAATGATCTTTTGGATACGCAATGCAAAGGCTGCCACTTGCTGCCAGGTGGGGGTAAATTTATCGATGCGGTCCTGGGTCTTCTTGTTGAGCGGCGCCTCCATGGCAATCAGCGCCTCCCCAGATGGGGCATCACTGGAAGGGTCAAAATAATGCTTCGGTGTGTTGGTAATGCTGCTGGTGTAGCTGATCAGTTTATCAATTGCCTTGGTAAACACTTCCAGGTTGGCTGCCTCGAATTGACCCGCGCTTGCCGGTTGTTCCCCCGGTGCGCCTGCGGGAATACTCCAGACCGTACCAGGCTTTGAGGTTAACGCAGACACATCCGCATTGCTAATGATCCAACGTTGCGCCCAGGCTGAAAAGTCACTGTCGATCATCATATCGGCAGCCAGCTTATTGATGGCATTTTGCGGGGGGATCACATTCTTGATATCGCTCTTGATGATGCGCTTCTCAATCCGAAAGTGGAACACGGGCAGGTCGGGCGCGTAGGGATTGAGCGGCCAGGTCACTTCGCTCTCTGTGGCTACTACACCCTGTCTGGTCGTGTCAGGGATAAACGATTTGTCGTTGATCTCGGCGCCGGCTGCATTCTCAGCCGCCTTGGATGCGACGTAGTATTCCAAGTGATCTGGGTAATAAATGGTCACATGAAAAAACATGCTGGCATCACACCACATCTTACCCGCCAGGGCTGGTTTTTTTGGGTTAGCAGGGTCGTAAAACATGACCACATTACGCGGATCGTTGTAGAATATTTCGGCCAGGCCAGTTTCTTGGCCGTCTGCATCAAGATTCGGCCAAACAATCACGAACGATTCGCCAGTGATGAGCGCCGATTCGTGCACCTCATCTGCCTCGTTCAGCAAGTCCTGATCAGCGATCATGGTGGTCAAGGCCTTATTAGCAGTGGCATCCTTAGCGGTAAAACCCTTGAATGCAATGCGCTCTTTTACCGCATCGATCACCACTGCGCAAAAGTTGAGCGTAAAGCGGGCGTCCAGATTGCGGAATACTTCACGCAGCGCCTGAGTGGAATACATGACTGGCTGGTCACCATCGTAGTAGTTGAACAGATCTTCGTAAGGCTTGCGCTTGGCTTGGATGGCGTCGTAAATTCTCTTGATGTCTTTCTTCATCGGCGTGTCCTTATCGGTACTGCGATTGTGTGGCTTTGCGAGGTTCGGGACGCTCTGATAGCTCGGTTAGCGCCCAAACCTTAGCATCCAAGCGGTTGGGCGAAGCGTCTCCTGGTATCCAAAGGCACAACTCATCCTCTAGTTGGGGAAAACTACCCACATGATGATCGCGCCCTTGCTCAGAAATTGCGCTGATGGGTTCGGCGCGCGTGGCCTTGCCTCGGGATGCCCAAACCAACTTGACGGGCACTTCGCCTATGGTCTTGTCTTTCGCTCTTGCATTGATGACCGCCTGCTTAATAACACTGGCAACCATTTCGCCGCCGTTATTTTTCTCAGCCACGATGCAATCGGCCTTGAAACGGAGAAATGCCGTAATAGCTGCCTGCGCCCACGTTTCTGGACTGCCTTGCACGCTGTCATCCGCCAGGGTGTAGTAATCATCACCACCCTTCCCACATGTCACAATCCCGGCTTCGTCGCCTCCGCTTGTCGCAGAAGGGTCAACGCCAACTACGATGCGTGATAATTCGGGGTGCTTTGCCGTACGCGTATCTTCAATCCCGCACACCCACCTATCTCCAACTTGAACGCGGTTACGATGCCACAATGCACCAGGCGCTTCATCAACATCTTGGGCCAATATCTCCATGCGGTAAGCCAGGGCGGTCATATCACCGGCTATCTCTCCCAGGGCCTCACGAGATAAGTGAGGATTGTCCATGCTGGTGAAGTTGAACGTGGCCCAACGTCCAGTTTTATCGGACGCAGCCCTCTTAAACATTTTTGCGGCATGCTGTGGGTCTGTTGCTTTACTGGCGCTACGGGAATGTAGCGAAGGCGGAGTATAAACAAAGGTTGCATTGCCGTTGTTGTCCAGGAGCATGGGCGCGCCTACCACGCCCCAGGCCTCTTCGTTCATCAACTGCCATTCGTCAAAAATAAGCTCATCACCATAATCACCGCGCAGGGAATCGGCGTTCCAGGCTGTTTTTGCCCTGATGCGCTGCTCCGTCCCTGATAACTCTATGGTGTGTTCGGTTTCATTTTTCTTGAAAACGCAGGCCTTGATCGGCTCATAAAGCGCCCTGGTAACTGTCGTCCAAAATCGATCAACTTGCTCCGAAGTTGGCACGGCATACAGCACACGTCGACCAGCAAGAAATTTCTCAACCGCGAAAATCCCCACGCCTACCGTTTTACCGCCGCGCCGACCAGCTCTGATTACCTTGCGCTTTGCAGGACTTTCGATAAACGCCCGCTGCTTGGCATGCGGTTCTGGGAGGTGAATAAAATAATCAGACATCCCGTCCCTGATCCTGAACTTTATTGTCATAAACCACATGCAAAATAGCCGGACCATCACCGTCTGGATTGGTTGGCGCGATCTTTTTGGGCGCGTCCAGGCCTAACAACTCACACCTTTTATTGATGCAGCTCATCACGCCTGCCAGGAATGCGGGATTACCAGATTGGCCTTCGACGCGCTTGTATTTCTTGATGCGCTCTGGCGTGATGACAATTTCACCCGGCTTGTCTTTGTCAGGCTTAGCCCTGCTCCCTATTTGCTCAGTGACTTCGATCTCGGCATTCTCTCGGCTGCGTTCCCAGGCGTCCCAATATTCATTCTCAAGTCTATCTATTTTGGCGAGTTCGACGGCTTTCTTTTGGTCTACGTGATTATTGGATGCCTTTACCCATCGGTCAATCATCAAACGAATGTCGTAGCTGATTTGCTGCCTGGATAGCGGGTTATCAGGATAATACTTGCGATTGATTTCATCTGTGATATCTTGCTGGATATCGCCGCGCAGATAGAGACGGGCAATCTCTACCCGATCTCGTTCTGCCTGAAATTCACTTCGTTTAGTCTCTGCCATGCAAACCCTTAATGCAAACTGTCGATCAATTCTGGCGTGCCGCCGGTCATTGTCACCCAGCGATCAATGGCAACGGCGACATATGCTGGACTGATCTCCACGGCGCGACACTTGCGGGATAGGCGCTCGCAGGCGATGAGGGTTGTGCCACTGCCAGCGTAGCAATCAACAATCACGGCGTCCTTATCTGTATAGCGTGTCAAAATGTCCTCGTAAAGCTCAATCGGTTTTTGATTGGGGTGCATCCTACCGCGTTGAGGCTCATGCTCTGTTCCAAATATGCCTGCCCATTTATGGCGCAAAATATCACGTTTATGTTTTTGCCTACTCCACAACATTTCAAAACAAGAGCCATACATTTTATCGGCGCTTTCGTCTAATCGCTTGTCCCAAATTATCCAAGCGCCTTCGTGCATCGTGTCCCCAAGTGTTGTGCTGTAATAATCAGCACCAAACCAGAATTGTTCTTTTACGTCAGAAAATATAGCCATAATGGGAGACGCATCATAATCTTTGTCATCGCCTATAACGTCAGAATATTTATTCCCATTCTTGACGCCTTTCTCGTTGGCAAAGTCAAGATGATTTACCATTCCTGAAAAATCAGCATCAAGGCGCATTCCGTAAGGCGGGTCATTCAATAGCGCCCCTGCCTTCTCCCCACCCATCACCCGCTCCACCACCGCCCTATCCGTGCAGTCCCCGCATATCAGCCGATGCTCGCCCAACTTCCACAACTGGCCAGACTCCACGCCCCACTTGACGCGCAATTCCTCAGCCTTGTCAATTTGCGCACCTGGGTCTTCGCCTTCCGCCTGGTCAAGGTCAAAGCCGCCCAGTTGTAATTCCTTCTCGG